TATTTGCAACCGGAATTCTAATTTGTGGAATAAAATTTGAATATGAACATAAGTTAGTTTTATTATTAAAATCGTTTACTACTGTAAATGGAATATCTAATGAGCATGTTTTACCTGTTTTTAAAAAGTGTTCAATTATGTGATTCCAATTAATCCAACTACCTGGTGTATTTGGATTAAAACTATGGTTTGCACCAAAGAAGATATGTGTAATATCTTCTTCAGCATCTAACCGGTAATGTATTGCTTCTGTAGTTTGACTACCAACAACAAACAATGTTTTTAAACCATATGCAGGTGTATGCTCTACCTCAATACCTGTAAAAAATTTAGCAGTGCTAGTACTTATATTGTTATTATACTGTCTTTTCATTTTTAATGCTATCTTCTAGGTTAAGTAAGATGTCTTCGTCGTCTTCAGAAAATTCAAAATCTGTTGGATCAAAATTATCGTCGTCTAAATCATCAGGCTCTAATTCATCAAGTGTCCAAAATTCGTTAAATTTTGTATCAGCATTGATTGTCTTTTTACCACAATTACCGCGTGTACCTGGAATATCAATCCATAGTTTACTATATTTTTTTATTAGGTTTAACGCAACACGTTTAGATTTGCTACTAATAATTTTATCAATAATATCACTAACAAATACCGGATTAAATTTTTCATCAACTAACATATATGGCAAAATATTGTTATCAACTGCTTCATTTGCACGTTGTACTGCGTTAATGTGGCTCCATACATTATGACCCATCAATATAGCATAACTAAAACTGTCCCAACTTGTTCTACCAACTTTGTTAATCTTATTAGTGTTACCCATAGTAACCCAGTATTTAGGATCATTTAAATATAATGGTTCTGTAAACAACTTAGTGTGATCAATACCGTCATTATCAACTTCTGTCCAATTAGGAACACCTGCTCCATAAATGCATATATCTTTTATTTGTACTTGATCAATAAGTGGACTTGGAGTAAACACTTTAAAAATACCATCGTCGATTACTACATCTTTAAATAACCTAGTATCAGTTGCGTATTTTTTATCATCTACACTTGGCACCATTCGATAGACCCATTTTGCTCTATCTTCAAGTTCGGTTGTAACATACACTTGACCGTTTGCAGTAGCTAAGAATGGACTAGCACAATCATAACTAATAGTAAAATTAGGATTAATGTGTTTACGGACCGATCGTTGTATCATAGTTAGTAAACATGCCCATTCTAATTTGCTAGTGCCTAAGAAATGCATCCAGTCATGTTGACCTTCTTGTAACATATTGTCAAATTTTAACGAAACAATTCTTCTAAGTACTAAATCAGCATCGCACATGTTTTGACCACCCATTGCCCAGCCGTTAAATGCTTTATCACCGTAAACTTTAGTATCGCAAAACTTTTTCATACTCTGATACCATTTTTCGGCATCTTTATGTGTTTCGCCTTGCAATACATTTAAGAATTTACATGCACCTGTACGATTTTGGATAAAGTATTCATTATTAATAAATGTACCTTTAACTGCATCCTTGTAATTGTTAATGCCAGTTGCTCTTCGTCCTGCTGGCATACGTGCAACCCACGCAGGAATATCAAGACACATACCGTAATCCATTAACTCGTCCATCCACCGTAACACTTGTTCACGTTTCTTTTGTGCTTTAGGACAAGTAGGATCTTTCCAATCAGCTGGCCAAACACCTTTACCAATCTGAAAACCTCCCGAATCGCCTAATACCCAACTTGTAGTTCTATCTCTGTTACGAAACATATCTTCAGCTTCATCATCTTTGTCTAAGTCTAAGTTTGCGTGACCAGCTGAATACAAACACCATCTGTAATAAAATTCACCCTTATCAGGTTCTAAGTAATTTAAACTTTCTACTCCTGATTTAAATGACGTTGGTATACGAGACGGTTCTACATAATTCCCGTAGCGTTGTCTTCCAATAAACGTTGAGTAAAATCCCGACGTTGCAGGAAGGAATACGGCATAATCACTTTGTGTCGCTGTTAAGTTCCGATTCATCTTCTTCCTGTTCTGTGGTTAAGGTTGCAAGTAGTGTAGTAACTTCTTGCAATTTAGTTTCTAAAAGTGTAATTTTTGTAGACATACCTGTAATTTGATAACTTGTATTAACATAGTTAGCTACATAAGAATTATAGTTATAATTAGTATGTGGATCTCTATTATAGCCTTCAAGTGTGTTTAATCTTGATTCAAGTCCTTGCACACGTTGTTTCATGTATTCATAATCAACATAAAACTGTTCAAACGGACCAGGTGGAGTCCATACAGGAGAATCTAACTGTGCTAACATTGTTACTTTATCAAGAGATGACTTAACACTTTCATTTTGATTAACATAAACAACGTCTAATAATTTTAATGCGTTTCTAATGTCTATCATTATTTTGTTTGTGCAGGTAATGTATACGTGTATTCAGCAATACCGCTTTCGACAATAATTTGTAATGCTCCTTGATCTGCAATTTTCATTGTAATATTACCGTCTAAATTTAAAATACTTAGAATTTGTGCAACAGGCCATGACCATGTATTTTTTAATTTATAATCAATGCCCGAGTAAAATACAAATGTACCTGCGTGTGTACTAGCATCGCCAAAGCTAAAAACTAAGTTATTATCTTCAGTTGATACTTGAAATACAGTTTCTTCTGTATGTGCTGCAGCTTGAAATTTTAAACGCTGTACATTGGCTGATTCAGGTTTAACCTCAATATCGTAAACAATTTCTACTTTGTTTTTAGGTTTTTTTACTTTTGCTTCAATAATTGCGCGAGCCATAAATCTATAATCGTTTTGAAAATCGCCAGCAGCGTTAGTAAAATGTAATCCAGTAGGAACGTATTCACCATCGCGTGTATCATATACTATATTAATAACTGCGTCGTCTTTATATTCTGGACATTTAAGGTGTAAGTCTAATTTGTTTAAGTTTGGCATACCAAATACGCTGTTTAACCCGTTAACAGGTGCATGTGTTTTTGCATTAAGAATCACTGATCTATCTTCAGCCATTGAATCAATTGCAACATATGTATCTTCTGCAGAAACTTTAACTAATGGTAATACGCCTAATGTGTGTGTATGTCTTACTAAATCTTGTAAAAAGTCTTTCATGTATATCTCCTAGTGTGTATATATTATAATGTATTTGTGTTGTATTGTCAACTGTATTTTAATCAAAGTCAAATAAGTTGTTAAATGTGTTTTTATCAGAGGTATTAACTAGTTTCCAATTAAGAATCCCAATTAAGTTATCCAATTTATTATCAATAATCGTTTGTTCCATTTCATTATGATCAAATGGTAAGTCTTTAAACCATTGCGGCAGTCGTAATTCATCTACTGGATATGCAACACTTGTAAACCCTAATGGATTTTGTTTAAGTTTGCATACAATAACTTTTGCACCATCTGTGATCGCCATTGAATACTTGTCACCATACATACGTTTTAATGTATTCCAGTTTAAACTTGCTCTAACATGTCCTGGCATATTGACTTTACCTTGCTTATCTTCTTTATTTGCATAAGTGGTAATGTTATTAGCACGTTTAGGTGAACCTTTTTCCCATCCGGGTCTAGCTTTGAATAATAATCTAAATTCAGTAATGTAATCTAGTACGTCATCTTCGCTTTCTCCCGCTAGTACCATAGTTAACACGTTAGATAAGAAGTCTTGAATAAACTCCGGTGTATCACTACGTTTTAAATCTAAGCCCATAGCTTTAATTTCACCGTTTTTACCATTAGTATCTTTACGCTTGCCTTCTTTATCATATACTAATACTGCATAACGCTTTTTAGTAATGAATAGTGACTTACTACCAACAATCTCACGTCCTGCTTTAATAACTTCACCACGTGATTTAGGACAGTGGAATGCATCTAACATAAACTGTTGAAACGTACCGTTAACTTCGTCGCCAATTTGGTCATACAATTGTGTAATATTCTCTTTAGACCACGGAATTAACCCTTTGTCAATATCAGCTCTAAGTGTATTATACGCTGAAAAATAACAAGAGTCAGTATCGCCGTAAATAATAGCTTTACCGGTATGGTTATAATCACCTGTAATAATTTCATTTACTTTTGCAGCCATATGTTTAGCAATTTGACGTCCTACTAGTGTAGTTGATTGCCCAATACGTTTATCAAAGAACCTACAACCTGGATTAAGAATAGCACCATATAAACTATTTAGGTTAATCTTCTTAACTAGCTGTCTTTTGTCCCAGTATTCTTCTTCAATCTTGTTACCTGCATTAATTGCGTCTTTTAACTTAGCTTGCATTTCTTTACGTTCTGCATACCATCGTTTAAGCAATCCGGGAATAACACCTTCTTTCTCAACTGAAAAGATTGTTCCATTTGCCGATAGCACCCATGGTTGGTTACTTTCAAACACTAGTCTGTATACTTCCGCAGCACTAAGAACATTAGTATCACCGTTTTCCCAGTCAACTGTAATATCAGTACCAATTTCTTCATTCATAACAGCAGTGTATTCAAATGTACCAAACAACCCTTCCCATGCAGCAGCAAATGATTTGCCTTTTGCAATTTGTAAAGAGATAAAATCGTCAGTTACGATAGGTCTTAGCTGTCCTACAATAGTCTCCGGACCCATATTTAGTGCTCTAATAGCACTTGGATACAGTGAGTTAATATCTAGTGAGCCTATCCAGTCATGAATTCCTTCTTTAGGATACGCAACATACGCACCTGCAGCTTGAATTGGTTCTTCTCTACGTCTATTTGGTACTACAAATCCTCTATGATGTGCTTCGTTAATAATAGCTTGCTCTGTTACAGCAACTGCGCCCATAGTAGTTTGTAATAATACAGTGTTTTCATGTGCAAGTGTGTTAGCTAAGTCAATAAACTTTAGTTTTTTATCAAGTCTATCTAAAAGCATAGTATCTTGTCTGTTGTATTCAACAAATGTTTTAAAGTCGTTGTTATACAGTTGATCAAGTGTACCTTCATACTGTGTTTTACGGTCGCCTAACTCATATTCTGCAATAGCGTCAAGTCTAAAACTATGTCTTTCTTCGTATGTGTACTTTTGATATAGTTGTAAACTATCTAAATGTACTCGTCCTACAAAGTCATATGTTACAGATGCTTTACCGTACTTTTCGTATTCACGTCTTTTAGGTAATTGATCAAATAAACAGAATCTACGTGTATCATCTTTTGATAATACTTTAGTAACGCGATTAACTGTATACGGAATATCAAATCCTTCACTATTCCAGCCACTTAAAATGTCAGCATCTTCTATTAAGTTAAGAAATGTGTCTAATAGCTCACCTTCTGTTTTAAATAAAAATGTATTAGGAAACTCTTTAACTTGTTCTTCTGCTTGTTCCATAGTTAATGTTTTTGGAGGTATTGCTAAACAAATAAGTGTTTCTAACCATTGTAAGTGTACAGCAATAGCAGTAATAGGCATAAATGCATCATCAGGTGATGCATACCCGCGTTCAGGATCAAAATCAACCTCGATATCAAAGAACGCAACATTTAGTTTAGGTGCGTCATGATTAAGATAGTTTTCTGATAAACACGCAAATATTGGGTTAATATCTGCTTCGTATGTTTTATTTGAGCTGTGTATAGAAAGTTCTTTTCTATACTCTTTTGTATTTCTACAAACGATTTTTGATACGGGATCTCCGTAAATTGATTGATATTTCCCTCTCGGGTCTTTATAATATAACGTATGTTTAACAGGAATATCTTTAAACTCACGCTCACCTTTTGAATTTCTTTCTACAATTTTAATAATGTCGTTGTTACGATCAAAGTATCCGTCTATATAACTCATTCTGCACCGCCGTCGCGACCGATATCGCGATTAGTTGCGTGTTCGTTAATCCATGACATAAATGCTTCTTCGTCACGTATTCTTGCAACAGCTTCTTCGCTACTAACAATAATACTGCATTCGCATCTTGATAAACATATCTCCGGACGAATACATTCCGTACAGATTTCAAATTCTTCCATATTGTATCTCAGTTTATGTGATTTGTGGCTCACAAATACCCTTTTGCAGCTTATGGCCTGCCTACCGTTCTCAATGTTACTACTTTTTAAATACGTTTTGTAATGTCTAAGATTGCTTCAACTTCTTCCCAATCTTCATTATGATCCGCCCAATTACCTTTATGTGCTATCTTGATAGCCTTATTTATAACTGCTGGTTTAACTTGTAATTCTTCTGCTACTGCTTTTACAGTATCTTTTAAGCCAGCTTGTAAGTCTTCAACTTCACGTAAAACTAAAGAACCTTCGTTAATTAATTTTTCAAGTTTAGCTTTTTCTTCTGGACCGTATGCTCTACTCATTTGTTTCTCCGTTGTGTTAATATGTATATATTATATATTCGATTGCTCAGTATGTCAACTGGCTTGGTAAAATGAAGGTAAAAAAAGGCAGACTAGCTGCCTTTTTTAATTGTAACGGATTATTGTACGCCGTTCAGTCTTGTAGTCATATCAGCAACTGCTTTTTGTGCTTCAGGATTTGAACTTTTACCTACATCTGCCATTAATGTTCTAAGTTGAGCCATTAATGCTGCCATTTCTGCATCAGAAGGATCTGCTGCTGGAGTCACAGGTGGTGTAGGAGGAGTTAGTGGTGTTACGGGAGTAGTGCCGCCGCCACCGCCACCTATATGCGGATGTGGTTTATGAATATGTGGTGCAGGATCATGTATTGGATCTGGTTTAGGACCTTGACCACTATGATATGCGTCCCATGCAGCCATGCCGCCTGCTCCTGCTGCTGCGCCACCTAAGAAGCTAGCAGTTTTTGGATTTTTGTTAGCAATATCACCTGCACCGTGTGCAATTTTATCTGCTCTAGATAATTGTGTTGGGCCTGCGCTGCTTGCTCTAGACAATGCTGGCTCACCTTTAGCACCACGTACTAAGTTTTTACCTGCGTTCCATGCGCCTTTCCCAATTTTTGCTAATGCATCACCGATACCTTCGTTGGCTAATTCGTCCATAAATTCAGGATCTAATCCACTTTCAATTAATGACAATCTTGCACTTAATGATCTAATAGATTCGGCTACAGGTTGTGGAGCTGCATTAGTACCTGGGAATTTAGGATCTGGTTGGAATTTAGGGAACACTCTGTCATATGCAGCTTGTGTTTCTGGACCGTAAATACCGTCAACTTTAAGGTGTTCACCGTTAGCATTTAACAATTCTTGCCATTTCATAATTTCAGGATTACCTTGTTTATGTACTGGACCGTGCGGATGTGGTTTAGGTTGTGGTTTTGGTCCCGGTGGTGGCATTGGACCTTGTCCGTTATCACCTGCTAATGCACTATACCCAGCCATGCCTGCAGCTAATCCTGCAATAGCAGCATTTCTTTTACCGCCTTTTTCTGCTGCTTTTTCAGCTCTACCGGCAAATTTATAGTTTTTACTATTACCAAGTTTACCTACATCCATACCGCCTTGAGCTGCAGCTTTTTCTGCATCAGCTGCTGCTATTTTTCCTGCATCTGCTGCAGCAGTGCCGCCCCATGCTGGTCCTGCACCTAGTTTACCTAACTGACTTACATCACCTGCACCTTGTGAAGTTGCACCTTGTAGCTTTCCCCACCCCATAGACGCATCATTAGCTGCTGCTTTTCCTAACGCGCTTGCATCATTGGCTGCTGTTCTGCCGAGTAATTTGCTGCCTACTTTCCCTATGGCACCAATTGCATCAACTTCGTTTAATTGAGGATTGTTAATACGTTCCAATGTATCGCGCATAGCTGCAATTGATTCAGCTACTGTTAATTGTTTCATTTCTGTACCTTCTTTAATGCCAAATTTTGCTTGTGCTGCTTTAGTTTTAGGCCCCATGATTCCGTCAACGCCGTCGTGGTTAAGACCGCTTGTACCTAAGTCAGCACCTTTAGCTTTTAATTGTTGTTGCAATGCCATGATATGATTAGTACCAGCATTACCTGCAGGATGCGGACCTACTGGAGTTTGTTGGGTACCTAACGTATGTGCATTAGCTGCATCAACTGCTTGTCCTGCAATATATCGTTTACCTACTACACCTGCAACACCTGCAAGACCTTTAGCTGCACCGCCCGGAGCTACAAAACTTCCAGCTAAGTCACCACCACCGTATAACCATGGACTTCTTTCTTCGGCTTCTTTATTAGCAGCAAGTTCCCCTGCTAGTTCGTCTTTATATTTGGTTCCTTTAACTAAACTTTTAACTCCAGCATTAATATTGCTACCAGTACCCCATGTGGCACCGTTCCATACACCGCGTCCGAGGTCTCCTGCGTCGCTTGCAAGATCTTCATTTAATTGTTCATAACCAAAGCTGTCAAGTAATGCGTTAGCCATACCGTATGATTCTTTTACAGCAGTAGGTGCATTTTGTAATGCCATTCCTTTTGTAATTGCATCATTTGCCATTTTTGTTATATTACCGGGATCTGCCATGCCAGCACTTGCATCTTTCATACTAGTTTGAATGTTGTTTAGTGTATTAGCAATATTTGGAGGAGTAATAGCATTGGCAGCTGCTGCATTTGCACCAGGTGATCCTAAGCTATTAGCTGCTAAGTTTTTATCAGCGCGTTTTTTACGTAATTCTAAAATTTTATTAAACAAGTCCATCATTTGTTTAATTTTATCATGTAACGCATCTGCATCACCTGAAATTTGAGAACTTTGACTAACTAAGTCCGCGTTTGCTTTTTTAAAGGTGTCTTCGTTGTCAAACCAACCTGCCTGCGGCAATCTAGCGTTTTTAGGCAATAGACCAGCTGCTGATAATTTTTGCGCAATTTCAAATGGTACTTCATCGTCTACTTCGCCTTCGTTTGAAATATAATTTCCATTTACTGGATCAACTAATCCTTCTAAACCGTTTTCTTTAGCTAATTGTGCTAATTTTGGTATTCTTACCTTATCATCTTGTTCATACCCTGATGTTACTGCAATGATTGCAGATAGGGTTAACCCTTCAGCCAACATTCCATTATTAATGTTGTCTAGTTTATTCATTAAATCTCTAAAATTCATTAGTCTTCCTCTGGAGGTCCTATTAGTTGCTGATCGCCAACTATCTGATCATAATTGTCCATTGTTAGCACCTCACCTGTGGCACTTAACTTAATTAACATGTCTGCTACATTATGCAAATCCATATCGGTTTGAGCATCTTCTCTAGCATATTCAAGTAATCGAATAAGCAACGGAATGTCTACTGTAACTACATCTTGAGGATTTTCAGCAGATTCTTCATATTGTCCCATACCTGGTCCGGCACCAGGATCATATCCCATGCTATGTCCGTCTAACGATTCGCCCATTACTTTATATGCAATGTATTGTGCATACTGATTAATCTCTGCTTTCTTTGCATAATGCACTTGTTCTTGTTCTGCAGATGCTTCGGCCATGTATTGTTTAAGTAACGAAGGTCTAGATGTTTTTTTAGTTAATTCATTAGCAACCGGGGTAGCATAGTGTTGCATTGCCATTTGTACAGGCAATGCAACTTTATGTGGGGTAGCTCCTTCTGTTACAATCGACATAAATTTCTTTATGTCGTTAGTATCTTCTATAGGTGCAGATGTTTTAACTGAATCCATTGCCTGTAGAATTTGCTTCATATCCATGATTATCTAATCACTCGTAAAGTAAGTTCTCTTAAACGTGTTAATTCGATTGATTCTTTTACACATTCTTTTTCTTTTGAAGCTTTAATTGCTTTATCAACAGAACCTTTATGTTCGTCTTTTCCAGATTCAATTTTGCCATCACCGTCGTAGTCTTTATCAGCTTTTTGTTTAGCAGACTCTTTGACATTTTTCCACATAGTGGCAGCGGCAGCTTTTTTACCTTCGTAAAACGATTCATCAGTTTTGGTTTCTTTTTTGCTAGCATATGGATTACCAGTATCTTGATTGTTTACTTTTGATTTAGGTTTGCTTTCTGCACTGTCTTTTTTCTCGCTTGATGAGTCGTTGCTGTCTTTTTTAGGAGCTTTTGATTCTTCACTATCTTTTTTAGGAGCTGATTTTTTAGGAGCTGATTTTTTAGGAGCTTCTGATTCTTCGCTAGTAGGTTTGCTTTTCTCTTTGTCTAAAACTTTTTTAAATGCATCACCATTGCCGCCTTTTTTGTCATCTTTTTTAGCAAATGGATTGTTACCTTTTTTGTCAGCTACTGCACTTGGTTTTTTAACTGGAGAAATTTCTTCTTCAAATTCGTTGCGGTCATCAATACCATTATGGTTTTCATCTCTGAATTTTTTATCAATAAAGTTATGCAATGTTTTATGTTTTTGTACTAATTTTTTAGTGCGTTCTGGGAGTGGTTGTTCAACCATTCCAGTACCGCCACATTCAGTACATGCATGCTGAACGCCTTCGCGTATTACTGAATTATTAAGTCTGTTAGCTTGGCTAATTTTAATAACAGCAAGTTGTTTTTTACCTTCTAAAATCATATTTCTAATTTCACGTTTTTGGCTTTCTGAATAAACATCGCTGTTTTCTAATTTTTCGCCATATTCGCTAAATTTCATTTCATATTCTAAGTAATGATAGACTGACGAAATATAATCTGCAGCTTTAGTAATTTTTGCTTGAACCCAAGATTCAAACTGATCTTCGTCTTCAATTTTTTTAAATAGTTTAACGCTGTATTTTGCTAACTTAAACAAGTCAGCTTTTACCATTGCGCCTTCGTCATCATGGTCAACTTGGTGTTCTGATGGGACTTCGTGTTGGTTAATTTCAACGTCTGGTGTTTGTAAATCAAATTTTGGTAACTCTACTTCGAGTCCTGCAAATTCTGAAAGGTTTTTTCTATTTTTCATGGTAAACTCCGTTATAGTATATTTAGCCTCTTTTAATACTTCCGCTGCCAAATAAGTTATCCATGTCGGCGCCGTTCTTAGCAGTGCCGTCTGGATTTTTAGGTTGTACTACTTTTGGTTGTGGCGGCGCTTTAGTTCCACTTCCTGTGGCCATACTACCAGTGTATGACTTTTTGCCCCTTGCTTTTCCTGGGCTAATATGTGGATTAACTACTGTTCCTATACTTGAAGAACTAGTAGCTCCTGCTGATGCAGTTTCTGATATAATGTCTAAAATTCTCATAATGGTTTACTCCATAGTTCAAACCATGCAGGAGTTCCGGGTTTGATATTATTTTCACGTTGATATTTGCCGCGTTCGTCACCGAACGATTGTTGTTTTTGATTAGCGCGATATTCGTGTAATCGTGCATCTGCACCTAATCCGCCTAAATGATGAGCAATTTTTAATTCTTGTATTGGGTCGTCGGTCGCAAGAAAACAGTCATCAGGACTGTCTTGTAGTATATTTTCAGATGTTATTCTATACTGTTTCACATTTATACCCCATACTTATTTCTTTTTACGGTAGCTACAGGACTTATTGTGTAAGTATTTTGATTTTCAAAGCTGTCTTTAGAAGTTAGTTTTTTACTTTTTAAACCTAAATTCTTTTTACTGTTATCAATAATCTGTTGTTCAGCATCGGTGTATGCAAGTGTAGCCATTTGGTTGCCAACTGGTCCTGATGGATCATACGGTTGATCTTGAGATCCCCTTGCCATGTCAACACCAAATCTATACATAGTATAATATGAATTTTTATCAGTATATGTTTCCATACCTTTTATAGCTGTTTGAAACTGATCGTGTACTTTTCCTGACTTAGATTGTTTCTTTGTATTCTCACCGATACCTGCAGTACTGCTGTTATCATCTTCACGTAGAATATCGTATACTTTCATTTTAAATCCCGTAACGATTTCGTTTCTTATTAGCAACTGGGCTAGTTTTATTAATGTCTGGTAGTTCGCATGATTTTTTAGACGAACTCATTGATTTACTACTAAATCCCATTTTCTTTGCAGCAGATTGTAGAATCAGTTCGTCACCGTCTGTATAAGACATTGTAATAAAATTCCCACCAACCGGTCCTTCTTTTTCAACAAAGTTGTCAGGCGAACCTGCTAATGACATTCCAAATCTATATGCATGATATGGGTTGTTATTATTGTTTAATGCTGGCCATGACGTCATACCGGGTGATGCCTTAAGCGCACCCTTGCGTAATTTTGCTTCTTGTAATACAGCAGCTTGCATTTCTTGTAATGCAATCTCGAATTCTCGTATATCTTCGTTTGTATATCGTTTCATTTCTCATTCCATTGTGCAGTTCATTCCCTCTCTAGTTGCTTGGTATAATGTTTTACCACAAACTGTGATATCTTCACTTACTCCAGTTATTAGTTGGAAATTAATTTTGTCACCTAATTTAGCATATTCGCGTGCTAATGTACCGCTAGCGTTATTAGTAGAGTCTTTACGATCTCCACTGCTAACAAAGTTTAATACTACATATTCTCTACCATTTGGACCACGCGCATAATCAGTAGTACGTGACGGACCGCTATTCCAATTATTCAGAGCGGTTTCTAAACTTCTATTACCTGGTCCTAATCTATCACTACCTGCAATAAATGTCATATGTCTGTAACCTCTATCATATAACCAACATGCAGCTTGCCATGGATCTCTTACATATTCTGTTACCATAAAATTAGAATAATCAGGATGTATTTTTTTAATAAATTCAGTTTTAACTTCATAATCTAATGGATCACTTTTTGGATCATGTTTGTTACTTGCAAATATATAAGCATGTTCTTTTCCAAGTTCTACAGTTTGTTGTATAACTTTTTTATGTCCAACTGTAGGAGGATTCATTCTACCAAAACAAAAAGTTGCCATTGACATATTACTTTTTGTTTCAATTTCTTCAACCGACACTTTGTATTTAGAAAAGTTGGCGCGGCTAAATTCTAATCTATTAATAATTTTTAACTTAGTGTTACCCGCGCCTGTAACGTAACCTTCGTGACTTATAATACTATTTATTATAGGATGCACTGCACTGTGAACTTGTTGTTGATCAATTTGCTGTTTTATATCTAATTTAAGTTTAGATATTGCACTCCAAATTTCCCACAGTCCTATTAATCCTTTATAAATGTCTATGTGAAATCTTCCGGCTGGGGTACATAGTTTTTCTGTAACAGATTTAGTAAATCTTGGAGTAGCAAATTTGATAAATCTATTAACAATATTTGTTTCTAAATCTTCAGATTCGATCATACTTGTAATAAACGGGCCTATTGCGTTAAGTACACATTTACATTTAGTTGTAGTTATTTTGCTGATAGCCACGTCTACAGCGTTGCTGTGTGTTGCAATAGCTTGTTGTGCATTTAATAATAGTGTGCTGTTTATTACAATACTTGGCTTGTTAGTCATTTCAGTTGCAATAAACGTAATGTCTTTACATTCTGAAAACCCGTTAAATCCAGTAATTGGTTCGTCTTCTGCTGTTAAACCGGGAAAGAATGTATGCACTGCAATGCCGCCAACACTATTAGCAATTACGTTCCCTAACTCACTATGGTGTTTAACTCTATATTCGACAGTATTAGGTTTAAAGACAAATGAATTGTTAATACTAGCCGGAAGTCCTGCCCATAGCAAGTCGCCCATATAATACGTATTAGTTACGTTTGGAATAATTTTTTCTAATGCAGGACGTAGGATGTCTTCTTTGTCCCATAGATCACTACGATTAGCGTTGCGAGTAGCATCATAATCTCTAATGGTAGTAAAGTTGAGTTTGCCAGCGGCAATTTGTTTGAACATGTGTTTGTCAACAAACACTAATGTGCCATTATTATCTCGTCCAAAAACTATTGCAGGAAAGCCATCCCATTTAATAGTTAATGTATTAGTGTTATAAGAAAGACTAGTTAATTCATTAACTGCTCGTTGGGCACCTTTAGATCCCTCACTAATGATAAGATCTTCAGGGTGTGCAATTCCTGCCATATTGTTACCTATATAATAATGTTAAGTGTGATCGTATTGTCCGTCTTCCATATCTTTAGATATTTGATCAAAAAGTTTTTTGCATACATCTCTCCAAACTTTAGTATCAAGAGTTGACGGTAATTCACGAATTGGATATTTCTTAATATACTGTTTATAACCTTTTGCTACTGCAGATTTAAAAATAGTATATTTAGTCTCTTCATCTGCTTTCTGTTTATCAATAAACACATGTACTGCAGGTAAGAGACAACGGCGGTAAACGTCGTCGTCGTTGTTTAAAAAGAAAACTAAATCATCAATTAAATCGTAATCGATGTCATTACCGTCTTCAGTTTGTTTAATAAATTCTTCACTTTTAAAGTGAGCATTTTCAAGTAGGTCTGTAATACGCATTGTTAAATTCCATGTTATTAGTATATTTATACTAATTAAGAATCCTCTCAACAGTTAAATTAACATTACCTAAGTGTATTCTTACAAACAATAAATTACGTTCTCCTGTAACATATAACTGTGTACCAGAATTGTATATTCCTGGAGATTCTAAATTAGATTTAGTTCTTGGTTGTAATCTAATGTTTTTATTACCTTCTGCCCATTCTACAAATTCTGTATTAACTTTAGTAACACTTCCTAAAGTAACACGAAATTCATACGGGACTTCTGGCATATACACCATTCCTGGTTGCAAATCATCTGGTGGTAATCCAATTGAAACAATTAATTCTTCTGGAATCATATCTCGTATTGCTTCTATGTCACTATAATTGTTTGTATAAAAATGCAACCTTGGTTGTTCGTACCGTGTTGCAAAATCCTCCATAGTCATAACATACTCGTAAAGTTGTGGAAGGATTTCAAGCTCTCCACGTAACGGTTGCCGCATAGTCGTAGTACTTTGATTCATTGCAACAGTAAATGCGTTCGTGTAACGACGTTTATCTTTACCTCGAAACACTACGCCGTGATAGAGGCGAAGTACAATATTGTACTTGTACACGCCTCTATAGAATTTCTTAACAGTGTTATACATCGGCATCGTTAACTTCAAACATTTTATCAAATGTAATTGTTTGTACCTTAGGTGTTTTAGGTTTAGCAATGAGTGTAATCTTATCATCAGTTACACTAATAGTTAACCAGCCACCGTTTTTAAGATCACCAAATAACATCATTTTAGCAAGATCGCGTTTGATTTCTTTATCAATTACACGATGTAACGGTCTAGCACCCATCTTAGGATCAAATCCTTTTTCTAGTAACCAGTTAGTTGCAGCCTTGTCAATCTTAATACGAATACCTTTGTCTTTAACTTGTTCACGTACTTCGTCGATGAATTTGTTAATAACCTTAACCATGGAGTCTTTGCTTAGTTTATTAAACGTAATAACCCCGTCTAATCTGTTACGGAACTCAGGTGATAAAAACTTTTTAAGATCTGCATCTGAATAGTCTTTTTCTTGAGTACCAAAGCCGATTTGATTCTTTTCTGCAGTCTGTGCACCAGCGTTTGTAGTTAAAATTAGTACAATATGGCGACAATCGGCTTGTTTACCATTAGACCCTGTAACAAATCCGTTGTCCATCATTTGTAGTAATACTGTTGATACGTCTGGATGTGACTTTTCAATCTCATCAAACAGTAATACAGCGTTAGGATTCTCTTGAATCTGTGTAATCAACAGGCCTGCATTGTCTTCAAAGCCTACATAACCTGGAGGACTACCAATCAACTTGCTAATACTATGTTTTTCTTGGTACTCTGACATGTCAAACCGTATTAATTTAGTGTTTAAGTGTTTAGCTAGAGCTTTAGCAGTCTCGGTTTTACCACAACCAGTAGGCCCCATAAACACAAAACTACCAATTGGCTTGTTTTCGGGCTTCAAACCAGCTTGGGCAACCATAATCTTGTCAACAATTTCAGTTAATGCAGTGTCTTGACCATATACTTCGGCTTCTAACTTCTCTTGTAACGTCACTAACGACGTAGTTTCAGTCTGCATAATCTGTTCAACTGGCATGTTAAGCATTTTAGCCAGTTCAAACTGGATTTCAGCCTCGGCTACTACTCGATCAGTTGCAAGTTTTAGGTTAAACCTCGAACATGCGCAATCAATTAAGTCAATAGCCTTATCTGGTAACTTTTTGTCTGCTTGGTACTTTACAGATAGCTTAATTGCTGCTTGTAATGCATCGTCTTTAATTTTAAGTTTGTGATGCCCTTCGTAATACTTCTTAATACCTTTAAGAATCTGTAAAGTCATCTCTTGTGTAGGCTCATCAACTGTAATTCGTTGGAATCTACGCATTAATGCACGATCTTTCTCAAAGTGTTTACGATATTCATCCCATGTAGTGCTTGCAATAACTTTAATGTTACCTTTACTAAGGGCAGGCTTCATCATATTAGCTAAATCATTAGATGAATTACCCGATGCCCCTGCACCACTAATCATATGTGCTTCATCAATAAACAATACGCATTTACCAAGTTTCTGTAATGACTTAATAACAGCTTTAAATCGTTCTTCAAAGTCGCCTCGGTACTTAGAACCAGCTAACATAGCAGCGATGTCTAGATTGTATACTGTGTAGTCTATTAAAAACTCCGGAACTGAGCCATTTACAATATTAAATGCAAGACCTTCAGCAATTGCAGTCTTACCTACACCAGGATCACCTACCATAATAACATTGTTTTTGCTACGACGCCCTAGTGCTAATGCAATATGTTCAAGTTCGTCAACACGACCAATAACCGGATCAATCTTGTTATTTTTAACTTCATCATTTAAGTTAGTAGTGTATGCTTGTAATGCTTTATTATTAACAGGCGATGATTTAACTGATTCAGCAGTGGGATCGTCGTCATCTAACACATTAACTAAGTATTCATTAAACTTTTCTTTAGTAATATTTACTTGCGATACATAATAGAATGCCCATGACCGTTTTTCACCTAACATTGCTAGGAAAAAATCAACCGGCTGTATCTTTTGACCACCATTAAACAATACTTGCGTAAATGCACGATTTAATGAACGTTCAACTGCTTGTGTTTTTTTAGGTTTAACTACTACTTCTGTAGTAGTTATCTCGTGACACTTAGTTTGAAGATGTTCTAATACTACATTTTTAAGGAAAACAATATCTGCGCCATATCCTTGAATAGTATTAGCAAAATGCTCATCTTCCATAAGCATTGAAAATAACACATGTTCAAGCGTAACATATTCGTGATGCATATTTTTTGCAGCAGTAATTGCTTTGTCAAAGATTGTTTGTAGTGTATCGCTTGGTTCAACCATAGTAGTAGCTCCTTGTAGTTGTAAATAAAGTTATATTATACACTATTTTATAATAATGTCAAGCAAGTTGGCTTTGTATTTGCTGCAATTGTGCTACTAATGCTGGATCTGTTACTAAACACGGAGCAATTTTAATAACCGTAACAAATCTTCCAGTTTGTTTGCTGTGTAGATTTGTAAAACCGGCACCTGCTTTAGCAAACTCTGTGCCTGTTTCGACACCTGGTCTAATTGTTACTTGAATAGTGTTGCCTGTAATAGTCTTAACGTCTTTGATACACCCGATCATTGCTTCAATTGGTGAAATATGCAACGTTGTGTATACATCGTTGCCTTCTCTTCTAAAATTAGGATCAGGAATAACATGAACAGTTACATTAAGGTTTCCTCTTTGTATATTAGGAATAGAATCATCTCCTAACCCGTTATATCTAATAGTATCACCGTGATCAATACCAGCCGGAACGTTTATTGTTACGGTTTGTGGTCGTCCACTTGGCATATTAAATGTTGCATCAACTTGTTTTCCATTGTACGATTCAACCAGCGTTACTTGTACTTGTAGATTTAAATCTCTATTTCGTTGTTGCTGTCTAAATCCATTTCCAAACATATTTGTAAAATGTGCATGTTGGCCAAACATGTCATTCATATCAAAGTGGAAATGTTGTCCTCCGCCGTGGAATCCTCCAAATGGATTGCTATTTTGTTGCATATCGTATTCTTGGCGTTTTTGTGGATCACTTAACGTATCATATGCTACTGATATATCTTTAAATGTTGCCTGGTCTCCACCTTTGTCCGGATGGTGCTTGTTAGCTAATGAACGATATGCTTTTTTAATATCGTCTTGTGATGCGTCTTTGGACACACCTAATTTTGAATAAAAGTCTGTCATGGTTAATTTCTCATAAAAAAGGTCAGTTTGTACAGTAATTATACTATACAATAACTGACCTGTCAAGATTTTGATTATTTGTGTTTTTTAACTACTTTTTTTGGAGTTGGTTTCACAACTGCTTTTTTAGGTGGAACTTTTTTACCTTCAAATTTCTTATGAACTTTGATAGTTTTGCATTGTTTCTTACCTTTTACAGTTTTGCAAACTTCTTTAGTAGTTGGGCCAACATGCCCTTCTTCATAGTTAGCATATGCAACTGGTGAAGCTGCCAACATGCCAATTATAATTAATGATAATAGTTTTTTCATAATGTTTCCTTAAATTGGTTCATCTGATTTTGGAATTGGTTTTGCCATCGGTCTTTTTCTAACAGGTGCAGGAGCTTCTTCAACTACCGGTGCAGGCGCAGGTGCTGGCGGTACATATACCGGTGCAGGCGCAGGTGCATAAACTGGAGTCGGAGCTGGTGATTCTTGCGGTGCTGGCATGAAACTACCCATTCCAGGTAAAGACGGTGTGTTAATTTTTTCTTGTGTACGACCGTGTGCCGAAATACCTAATACAACACCCATTGCAATGTGATAAAGTCCACCACCTTGTAATGTTAATGGTTGCCACATGTCTAAGTTTTGACCGGGGTTATAGTATTGTAATACGTTGTATAGAATCGGTCCTACAATAAAGTCAAACAAACATGTTGCCATGTATGTCATTGCCATCATTGGGCGCCAATATTTTGTCATAAAATCCTCTTTGTTTTCTTCCATTTACGTTCCTTGTATTTAAATTGCTTTTGCAGCGGTTGATGCAATTGTGATTGCAGTGTTTATAATTTTGTTTAATTCAGTTTGTGCGTTAAGTGCTGCCGCATCTTCGATGATAATTCCAGTTGTA